CTCGGCTTGATTAAGGCCCTCAGCCCTTGGTAGAAGGAGTAACTCGTATTCCTGTTTAAGTCGAATTACTTCACTGGGCTTGAGAGTGGGGGCCAACTCAGCGCCCAACTTTGTAGCCATTGCTTCGACAAGGGCTGGACTATACTGGCTGGCATCCGTCACCTTGATAATATATGTGATGTAGGCGCTATCACCGTCAGAATTTGAATATTCATCCGTAAAGAGCATCCCATTTCTGATTTCGTACTTGAATTTTATGGTGCGGCTGTCCTCGTCAATTTGTGCTACCACAGCCAGACAATCGGCGGGAAGGTTGAAGGCATATTCCCAGTCGGCCATTTCTACACCACTTAATTCGGCCCCCAAATCGGCAAAACGTCTGCATTCATTCCACGGCCATCTTTGCAGGACTGAAGTTCTTACAAGTGGATATAATATTTGACATTTATTGGCAAGGGGTGTACCATCGTAAATAGAGAGAATGGTTTCCTGCTCATGGGCCGTGCCTATTTTCAAAACCGCCCAATTGCATATATCCGTGGCCCCGACCTCCACTACGGCTGCGGCCGCCTCGGCAACGCCCGTCCAATCTATCTTTTCTCCGCCTATTCCATTATCAGAGTTCGCAGGCGATGAACCGCTCTGACGAAATATGGTTGTATAGTAAGTTCCTGCTGGAACATCATCTGGGAAATCGGCCAAATACATATCGCCCAGCTTGTCAACCATAGTGATGGCATAATCGTTATTTGTCCTGCCGGACGCTCCCTTGTCCTCAAATTCCCCGTTGGCAGCATACCAAATCTGGCCTAATTCATTCCTTAAACAGGCATAGAGCGTGTCGCCACTCGGATAACCTAACATTATAATTTCGTTTGCCATAGCATCTCAATTCATAATAAAGATGACCTGCCCCGCCCCTACCACCGGCGCAGTCATCCAACCATATAATTCCATATCCCAATTAGGCTCCATCATATAGCAGAATGGCTCTCGGTAGAGTAAGGCGATTTCCCCCGCTGCGAGGGCACGATTGTAAATTGCAAGATACTCAATTCCACCATCAAAAAGATTGACAGCACCATAATTTCTTCCTACTTCTAAGCCAGCACTCGGTATAAAATCACCTTGACTTATCGTAACGGAGCATTCTTGCTTTCCGTTTACATATCCTTTTAGGTTTGTGCCTTTTTTAGTCCACACAATAAAATCTGTGACTTCTGCGCCTGACATTGGAATCTGACTATCTGCGGCTATACCCGTAGGATATGCACCACCATAAACATTATAAAAACCGTTTTGAAAACCCTTAATACAAGCAAATTCATTTGCACCAGAAAAATCGAGAATATAATCAAGAGATGTTGTATTTTCTGGAGTGACTATAAATGCTATTGAAAGGTCTCCATTTAAGGCTGGTGTACCAGGAATGTCTATATATTCATCATCACCAGGCAAATCAACAGCAGGCCCGAACTTTCCAGCCGACCAAGATGGAGAAGTGCCTTGCAATGTTCCTGTATTCCCATTCCCGCTCAAATCAAAGACTTTAGAAGCAAAGCCTTCGCTAAATGGCCAATAGGCAACAGGGTCGCCCAGGATATGACCTCTATTTATCCGCATACCGAAAAGAGATGGTTTCTGGTTGGGATTCTCCCAGAACTGACCTTTGGCCAAAGAGCTAAGCAACAAAATCAATAGTAATGCGGTTTTCTTCATCCTAATTCATCGAAGTTACTTTAGAGCAATAACTACGCCAATGGATAGTTGCGTCTGCATCGGAGTTATACACAATCACCCTTACGAAAGAGGCGGCAAAAGGAATATTTATAGCCCATTCATCAACTCTATCCCAGACATTTAATCCATTGGCATGACTCCTCAACAAGTCCTGACAAAGAGTTACTGTGTGAACTGCGTTAATGTCAGTTTTTACTGATTCGGAGTTGGCTACTGTGCCAGAAACGATAAACCATTTGCGCAATGGAACATCGAAATCCCCGGTTGTCGCATCTGTAAGAATTATATCAGGGTCGCCGGCATTTGCGGCTCCATCATTTAATGTCGTGGTTGCTGGGGTCTCCGCCGTTCCCGTGAACGGCCCCCACCACAAAATCCAGTCATCATCAGCATAGGATATTTCAACTAATACAGAAACTCCTGATTGTGCGTTGGTGTTTGTCAAGGCCACTTCGAGATAAACCACGGTAGCATAACTACCCGAAATGTCCTCGGCATTACCCACCGCCATCACTGCCGTACCAAGAGCCTGCCAGGCGTCAATGGTATCAAAGGCAGTCGTCTTGGTAAGTGCGGCCTGCGCATTATGGCCGGGCATAATACAAACTATCGCCAAAATAACACAAGTCAGAGATACCAGAGTCCAATTCATTATTTTTCCGGCATACTTTTTCATAATTTGCTCCTTACTTCATATATTCATCCATGTTTACTGGGCCGGGAATTACAATCCCCTGCTTTTTTAATTCCTGCCATCGTCTCTGTTGAGGTCGTGGCCATTTTGTCAACAAAAGTCTTCCCATTTCCATTCATGCTGCGGGTTCATAGAAATAAATTTCAAAATGTATCCAGTCCACATCGGTTGCTGGAATACTTATCATAATTATCTGCCCCGCCGCTATCGTTGCGTAGGTGGGGGTAGTATCAATTACTTCACCTGTGGTATTGGCGGTATAAGCAACGGCGTCAATCGTCGGGTCTCCGCCGTTGATAGTATCGAAGTCATCGAAGTTCTGAAAAGTCAGGGTATAATTTGAGTCTTCAGAAATTTGAAGATAAATGGCCGTGATAACTACGCCATGTGGATACTCAATAGAATTGATTGCTTTGACAGTCATAACATCATTCACCCCGTCCGGTTCATATATTGTAGCCGACCAGGATTGAATTAGTGTGCCAACAACAACATCAGTTGATGCCCCTAATTCTGCGTGTGCCGAACCGTGCTGAATAATTACCTTGCCATCGGTGAAATCAATCTCTATCTCACCATCTACATCAGGAACAGCAGGTGATGCTTGAGGTAATTCCAAGTCGGCCCCGCCGAAATCAGCATTGCCAGTAGCGGTTATTCCCGCAAGTACAAAGGTATCATCGGTCTTCAAAGTGTTCACACCGCTTCGGTATAGGTTCGTATCACCGCCGGAGCCAAAGGTAATACCGTTGGCGGCGTCCGTATTTTGTGCCGCCGAGCTTACCCAAAGGGCATAGGTATCTGCACCGGCTATGGCTATTCCATAATCATTCGTAGCCCCCGTCATATCGTCAACGTAAACACCGTATTGACTCGTAAGATTCCCGCCGCCGGACGTATTGGAAGTATAATAACCGTATCGCGTTGCTATCGTACCAGTACCCTTGTCCGTACCGGCGCTGGCCCAAAAATTATAAGCAGCAGTTATATCGCCATCCTCAGAATCGGTATCATCATTATTGACTACACTGAGAACACCAATTTGCTCTGCTACTGTTCCAGTACCGTAATGATAAGATATAGCCGTAACACTTCTAAGTGCGTGTATATTGCCGGTTGCACCAATATCTAATGTCTTAGACTCAAATCTTCCGGCATTTATATAACCATCCTGGGTCTCACCATCCTGGTCGGAATCCCAAATAGCCTTTACGTCCATACCCCGTATGATTGTCGTACCCGCAAGCCCGCCTGCCGGTTGTAAGGTGTAATCTAAATCTATTCTTTCAATTGTACCGGTCTGAATTATGGATGTTCTATTTGTAAAATCTAAATCACCGGTAGTTGTAACATCGCCATCCTGCTGGATACTAAAGACCACCCCACCGGCATCCTCGCACTTGAAGTAATCCGCATTTGCCTCGTCGTCATCTACGCTATAAAGTAAATGTAGAAGATAAGTATTCGCCGCAAGGGCGGCATCGGAATCGTTAATAGTAAAGAATGAGGCTGCGCTATCCTCAGCCACCGTCCACGTTACCCTCTCGTCGTCATCGAAATCAATTGTAGAGGCCGCATCGGGGTCTCCTATGTCATCATAGGCCGTTGCTCCTCCCGTATCGGCATCTGCTTTCATATAAAAACCATCGGCAGCAGAATCATAAGCGACAACTTTATCATCGTCACCATCAACAACATCTGTTTCCAAGTCCACTAACATTCTGACCGAATCATTGTCATACCACCGTATGACCCCACCGGACATTTCCGCAAGTGTGTTGTCGTAAACTATCGTACCTGCGGCGGCGGCAGGGTCGGCATCCGCGCCCGTTAGTTGAATCGAAGTTGTGAATACTGGAGCAGTCGCAAATACCAAAAGTCCTGAACCGGTTTCATTAGATATTTCGGCAAGTAATTCAGCAGAGGTAGTTCCGCCAAAAAATCCTAAATGGTCAGTAGCATTGGGAATTGCGTTTCCACCTTCGGTAATCGTATCGGCCTCCATACTCAAGACATCAATAGCACCTGTTTCGTCCCAAGAATATTCCGTGATAGCTCCCGTCTTTACAGTTGTAGGCGTTGGTGTGCCTGGGTCTGCATTGACAGTTCTTATTATTGCAATCCAGTATCCTGCCGCCGCTTCTCCTGCGTCACCCGCACTTATATTAACCACATCAGCACTAAGCCAATCGGGTACGGCGGTAGTCTCCCACCTGATAGTGCCGCTTTGCTGAAAACCATCAGTATCGTCGGCAGGAAAAAATTGTGTCCACGCGTCCACGCCCAGGTCTTTCCAATACCAGAAAGTGGGTGTTATCGACCTTGTGGCAGGGGTGCCCATAATGACTTCAAGTTCGGTAAATACCGTTGCAGCACTAATCCATATAGCGTCATCATCGGCCGTGAACTGCTCGATGCCATCAACACCATCTATATAATCTGTTCCTGAGTCATCAAAAAAGCCCGCTTCACTATCTGCCCCTGCCTGGTCTGGTATGGAAAATACACCTATATGCTGGTGTACCGGCGCAACATAAGTATGCGTTCCGAGCCCAACAACTAAGCCGGCGGGGTCGCCGCCAACTACTGCTACATCTATCGCATGAGTCTCTGAAGTAGCTGCTTGGCTGGATGCATCCATAAACATATCAATAGCTGTATATTCCGCCCCGGCGTCACTGCCAGAAGTAAATTGTTGTTTTATCTTACCCTCTTCTATATGGAGAGCAACGCCACCAGTGGGCATTATAAGCTCCAATGCCTCTACATAAGGGATATTCGTAAGGTCAACCCCGGATAAATCCACATCAATGCCAATCACCGTATTGTCAACATCCCCGGGGTCGAGCGCATCACCGTCTATCTTGATTCCGTACCATGCGGCGTCAGCGGCAGTAAGAGCTGTTGACGGCGTCATGCTGATTATCATAGCGTCATCCACGCCCGAAGGCGTCATGGTTATTTTGCCCTCTTCCTCAAATACTACAAGGGTTGAGCCTGCATCTTGAAGTCGGATAAAGTCAGCATTATCCTGAGTTGTGTCAGCCGAATAATCCAAATCCAGCATATAAACTTGGTTCGATACATCTGCATTTGAGTTGATAAAAGAGATGAAGGAACCTGCTGTATCTTGAACCGTGGTGTATGTTGCAGTCTCAGTATCGTCAAACGATATTGAACCCGCTCCGGTCGGATCCCCTATATTATCGTAAGCAGTAGCTCCGCCGCTATCGGCGTCCTGCTTCATATAAAACCCGTCCGCAGCGGAATCGTAAGCCACAACGTAATCATCATTTACCGGCAGGGTCGCTAAATCTACCAAATATCTAATAGCATCGTCATCATACCAAGCAAATGCGCCATCGAGTAATCCAGTCACGGTATTGTCATAAACCAGCTCCCCAGGGGCATCGGGGGATATATCGGCATCTGCATAAGTTGCTCCGCTGGTAATAGTCGGTGTGGTCAGGTTCCAACTTGAGACGGCCACGCTATCATCCAAGGTCGGCGAAGCCCAGGTATTTCCAAGCTCTCCGCCCGGAGAGGCCCCACCGTCAAAATCAAGGTCATCATCGGTTAAGGTCAGGGCGTCCCCAGCGGTAAGGTTCGTATCGTTTGAAATGTCAAGACTTGAAATTGAAGTGCCTGTGTGGGCGTGACCGTCATCGACAATCGTTACATTACCACTGGTGGCATTGAAGTCGGTATTATCAAAACTGGCCGCCCCTTTGGTCGAGCCGTCATCATCGGCATCGGCTATGGCAAAGGTTATATCGGCATCGCCACCTACAATCACATCGTCAAGGTTTGCCCCGGCATTAACAGTCAGTGGAGAGGTCGTTACAATATCGACAAGAGAGATAACAACGAAATCTATATCATTCGTGCCGTCCTGGTAGGTAACTGTAATATCAGTTTCAGTCCCACCTAACATACCGCCAACGATATCTTCAATTTCCTCCTCGGTGTTTGCGTAGAGGTTGGTTGAGCCCTCAGATAGAGAGTCCGTGTCGGTCAAGGCAAGCATCTGTACTATGGTATGCCACTCGAAATCCCCGGTCGTGCTTTCAAAGGTAAAGATGTCCTCATCGGTTGCGGAATCTACTGCTTTTAGGTGTGATTCCTCTACGAAATTGGCCCAGGCAAAGAACTCAAGGCCATCTGGTTCGGAATTAACCCTGATTCCCTTGCCCTCCTGGCTCACGTAAGTGTCCGGGGTGTCCCAGAGCTGCCAGAAGTAAAACCTGCCGGACGGTCTGACAACCTGACCAAAAACCAAGTCGGAAAGATAACCTGCACCGATAATAAGAAACATCACTATCAAGATTATGATTGGCTTTTTCATATCCACCACGTAAAATATCTAAATATTTTGCGAAACCAAATAGCCTTAAACCCGAAAGTCAGAATAGAAAAAACTGACGAATCCCACAAACCAAACTCCATCGTCAAATTGGGCATATTGGGGTTTCTTCTTTTCCGGTTTCCTATACACTTCTCACACAGTTCATTCATCCAGGGATTTCTGCTCATAAGTATCTCATAAAATGGCTCTTCAACACTGACTCCAACATCTGTTTCTCTTCCCCCGGTGTTACCGCATGGATACGCTTTATCACCAGAAAATGTTAGATGGGTACATCCACAGTCTGCTGGTGATGAATTTTTGGTTGTTTTGCAAAGTGACCAAGGTAAATGCACTACACATTGAATCTTGACCCTTTTCCTACCAAGTTGTTTCCTCAGATGTAGAATATCAAGTCTGTTAATACCGCCATAATGTGAAATTGCTATTATATCAGCATCGCCGTAATCTTTAGCTTCTCTATCAATACCATTTGTGATAACACGGACATGCTTTACACCTTTTTCTTTTGCATATTTTATGGCCCAAGTCAAATGCGACCACAATGTAGGTTCGCCACCTGAAAAAATCATCCAATCTATATTTACATTTTGCTCATTAAGTCTTTCAATTATCCTAATAAATTGTTCACGGGTCATCGCATACTTGCGTTGCTCCTTTGACAGACTACTGAGATAGCATCGCGGACAACGAAGATTGCACGTCTTAGTAGTTAAGATGAGCACATTTCGATAACACTTAGCCAATTTCGTTTGATACTTGGGCACGTTTACTCTCCATTATTTCTTGGTCAACTTTGGATATAAAAAACATTAAAAAGGCAAATCCTACCCCAACCAAAATCATCCCTGCCGCTAACGGATACCAGAACAACGCTTTTAATATTCTCACTTGTTTTCTCCTTAGTATCTTCGCCCATAGACCGTTACATTGCCTGCCTCCTCATTAGTTCCTGCGTCAGCAGCATATATAACAAATTGAATCCACTCTATGCCAGTCAATTCGACTACCAGCGCGGCCACTTCATCGTCCCCTGAGTTAATGACGGTAATCGTGCCGGCCATCTGATAATAGCCAGTTTCAGTATTCGGGTCGGCTAACACACCGCCCCACTTGGTCGTCTCGTCGAGGTTTATCGTGTCCGCCCAGAAAGCCGGGTTAATCTGGACTGTGGAATCGGTGTTATCAACCGAGGCATGGGTAACGTCAATGCTGACATTATTAGTGTCCGTTACCACCAGCACCTGATAGTAACCCGAAGTGATGTCCGTGCCAGTTACGTAGGCCAGCTGCCCCGCTATGGCACCGTCAAAACCTTCATTGGTTACGGTGAAATATTTAGCTTGCGTCCCGCCTGTGTAGTCAAAGACCACTGCGGTTTCAGAACAGGTCGCCCCCAAAGCATCGCCGCTGTCAGGATATACGATAACGGCCTGCGTTCCCAAGACGCAATCACCTTCGGCCAGGACTTGCAGCATACCGTTTGTCTTACTCCATCCTATGAGGTTAAAACTGAAGGTATCATCTACATTGTTGAAATTCTCTCCGCAAAAGGTAAACATCCACTTACTGCCGGGTGAGTGGTGTCGGTAGTCAATACCCGTATCGACAGAAGGAATCTTAAAAGGCCCGCCGTTAGCAACGGAAGAACTGTCCTTATTGGCGAAATTGCCCTCAGTAGTCAGGTCATATTCGGTCGCGAAATCGGCAGCGTCCTCATCCGCTGTTTCACGAATTAAGTACCAGCCCGAATGGTAGGTATCGAGAGGTTCGGCCTTTGTGGTCTGCATAACAAACAGTATTAAAGCCGCCACAAACAAACAGACCAAAATGGGCAAAATTACCCTTCCAATTCTCATAACTTGTTTCATTTTCGTATTCCTTAAAAAGTAGTTAAGGCGGTGCTAACCGCCCTAACTATAAAAACCATATTAACCATCGGTATGTCCGGCAATGGTTGCGGAGGTATTAGCATCGCCTCCGTCATACTCATCGCCATCGTCATCAGTGATGTAGTTGTTCATAAACATCATGTCATCGCCGATGTGCATCAAGATTCCGGTTCCGACATCGCAAGCAATCAAGTTGCGGGCAACTAAGCCAGCACAGTCTTGCATGAAGTTAATGACCTCAACGGCGTTCAAACCACTATCTGCAACTAATGAGCCGTTGATTAAAACATTGTCTATAACAAGCAGGTTTGTCGAGGCGGCGGTATCGGCAACAAGACAGCCTATACTGTAATCGCCACGAATAAGATTGTTGCGTATCGTAAGCTGGTCGCCTACATCGTCAGCAATGATAGCCGTCTCCGCACCAGAAGCCTTAGCTGTAAAGGTACAATTCTCAACTGTACATCCGATGTTGGTATCGACAAAATTTATCGCATCAAGAAACTCGTCAGTACCTACCTGATCACCGGCATCAGTGAAATCACAGTCAGATATAAGGCAGAAATCGGCATTGAGTTTTACCGTAATACCTATCTTGACCCCTGTAACCGATGAAACTAGCCGCAAGTTCTTGATTGTGATATTGTCCGCATCGACTGAAATCGTACCGTCTTCGTGGTCGTAAGTGATAGTCGGCTTCGCCGAGCCGCTGCCAATCCCGATGACCGTAACACCGCCAACATCAAGGTCAAGCTCTTCGGATGTAAATGTCTCAGCATGACCTTGGGCTACATAGATAAAGTCGCCCCTATCGGCTGTGCAAAGGGCCTCGGCGGCGGCAATAGTCGTCTTGGCAGTCGCCCACGTCCTGCCGCCACCGTTGGAGCCGGAAGCATCCACATAGAAAACCTGGCCTGTACCGTGGATTGAATCCACCTTTTGAGGTATGTCCGGCACAGGACTGCCGCCTTCATCTATGGCGAAAGTCTGGGTATTACCGTAGCACTTCATAGAGCCTGGGTCGAGTATAGAGCCGAGCGTGTCGCCACTTAACTTGTTGCCTACACACATACCAGTTGCAGCATCCTGAAACTCGATACAGAGCTTCCCTGACTTTGTATTTGTAATTACATTGTCCTGAAGCAGTACGTTGGTCGGTATGGCATCGCTCCATATTGGAGCTTCATTGAAATTACCGAATACCGTGCATTCAATTATCGAACAGTTGGCGATAGTTGCCTCGTCAAGATTGACAAAACTATTGGTATGCGCATCGGTAGCGTTGGAGTTTTCGTATGTGCAGTTCTTAACGGTCAGATTTGCGGCAAGGGTATCAACGCTGATACAGTCCACAAACTCATCGCCGGAATCTGAACCATCAATAAAAGCAACATTCTCAATAGTACATCCAATACCGGTTGCTTCGATTCTCAGGCCACTTGCGGTAACAGTAGCATCGGGTTCGACTTGCATATTCTTGAAGATAATACCGGCGGCACTAAACGTAATCTCACCAGCGGTATCTTCCATTATAAATGTCGGCCTCGTTGTCCCTTCACCCATACCGATAAACTGAGTACCGGCGAGATTGAGAATAACAGCATCAGCAGCGGATATGTGTTCGGAGTGGCTTGCGCCTACGTAACAAATATCGCCTGCCGCCATAAGGGCCTCTGCGGCCTTCAGGGTTATCGAGGCAGTATGCCAAGTAGTACCATCGCCACCTGAGCCACCATCATCGCAATACCAGATATTTCCGGAAGAACCAACTGATGCAGCATCGTGAACGTTAAGAAATACCGTCCTGATAATAAGGATTTCATCGGCGGTTGTTAGTTCCACTGAAAAGTCATCATCAACAACAAATACACCACCTACCGAAGTGTAATCCTCAATGTCCCTGATTTCGCCTTCGGGGGCGGCACCGGCGGCATCCTGAACACAGACCATCGACCAACCCGTATTGAAGTAATCATTACCATAACCCGCCATTGCGACAGAGGTCACGGCCTCGCCAGCACCATTATTGGCTTCGCAAACTGCCAGCATACCCCAACCCGTTAAGGCACTTACCGTACTACCGATACTGGTAAGTGTGGTTGCGTTTAACTGGGCCAAACCGTCATCGTGAACGGGGATTAGCATACCGCTCACATCATTAGCGGTCGTTACGTAGTTCTCGAAACACTTCATCGTACCAGGGTCAAGTGAATATGCCTCGGCGGTGTTGTACATAAGATTGTAAGCGACAATGCCTGTCGCATTACCAGTGTACTCAATCGACAAGTCATCCGTCTCAAGGTTGCTAATTACATTGCGGGCGATATATGTCTCTAAGTCAGCGGTGTCGCTGAATATCGCCGCAGCATCGTAACTACCATAGATGAAGTTATCGACAATCGTTGCACCGATAACGGCACCGGCCCCGCCATCTATAAACGACTCGGCCCCGGCTTGGTCGGCTGAATAGGCCGTACATCCGGCGATTGTGGGGTAATTCCCCGCCGTAACAAGTTGGATAGCTACGTTAAACTCATTCGCCGCCGATGCAGGTTCGGGAAAGTAGCAATTCAAAATCTTCGCATTGTCCCCGGTCGCCGCAATCTCAATCGCATTTACACATTCACTTACAGTTGAAAGGAACCGCAAGTTGAAAAGTGTTATACCATCGGCTTTAATCACAAACTCGTCCGTATTGGTATCGTAAGTAAACTCCGGCGCATCGAGTCCACTACCCAGACCGATAATCGTAAGACCGGCCACATCGGCATCTATTGCCAGGGTAGTGCCATTGTCGAGCGTCTCGGCATGACCTTGAGCAACGTAGATAATGTCGCCCCTATTGGCACCGCCATCGGCCTTGCATATAACAATGGCCGCATCGAGGGTAACTGAGGCGTGCTCCAAACTTTTGCCAGTGGCCTGACCACCGGCTGAGCTGTCAACGTACCATAACGCCCCCGTTCCCTTTTCCCCTCCAATGACGCCCTCAATCTCAGCCATAAAACGATAGATGGGGTCAAGGGAGGTGTTTTGAGCCCCTACCCAGGATTTATTCCTCGCATAGTAGTCGGCATTGTTAGTTAACCCAAAGGCCACTCCGGCTAATAGTGATAGCATCAAAATAGATGTTAGTATTCGTTTCATTTTAATTTCTCCTTAAAATAGAGATTCAAAAGAGGGGCGCCTCAAGAGGCAACCCCCCTTAATTTCTGTTCGTTACGGATTTCCTACTGGCGATACAGCTACCTGAACACGGTCGGACTGAGGTACATCTTCAAGCCAGGCATCAATGGTGAACGTCCCGTTGGTTATTGTCTGGTTGTAATACAACTGGAGATACCTCTGGTTGAGTCCGTAAGGCAGTGCCCCACGGTAAATCCACGCGCCTGCGAGCAATAGTCTTGAATCAGTACCAATGACCTCATTGACACCGCTTCCGGCGTTTATAACACCCGCTAAGGGCATCATAATCGTCTTAATGGTGCCACTCAGGTCATCACCGCTTTGGGTCGCGGAGGTTTGAAGCTCAATACTAAGTGAGTCGGCCGTATTTGTCGGGGCCACAGACGTCCTGATACAAAGATGTATCGGATGGCCTACTCCGAACTGGGGATTGGTAACGGCCATATCAATCATATTGTCTGATAACGTCGCTGCGTCTATTTCTTGAAAATCGCTAAAGACGCCCAAATTTGAATGTGCTCCCATAATCTTTCCCTTTCAATTAAGGTTATTAACTTTTTGTTTTACTCAACAGTCAAAGCTATGACTCTTTTATGCCGCAGCTACAGCCGTCTCATCGTTCAAAATGGACGGGCATTTTCTGATGGGCATGTCCCTAAACATCATCATTGGCTTGCCATAAGGATTCTCCGAAGAATACTTGACGTTGGTCTTGTCAACCGTCAGCCAATCTAAGTGGGTGAAGATTCTGCTATTGACATACATCCAGACGGTTTCCTCGCCCATAAAGTCGTTGCGGGCCTCGATAATCTTCTTGATAAGGTCGGTGCTGATCGCACTCAATGAAGATTCAATGTTCCTGATTCGCTTGACTGCACGCTGGTCCTCAACAACCAGGCCCAAGTCCCAGGCCAATTCGGTGATATAGTCCCACCTCTTTTTGCTGTTCTCGGCGGTCACATAGACCAAACCCATGTCATCGACCTGGATTCCCTTGTGTGGGTCATTTACTGGGTAGGTCCCAAATACCTTTTCCGGCGACCATTGAATCATCCATATAGAGGTGGTGTCGCTTCCGGTTCCTGCCATATCATAGACACCGAGACTGCCATTTGTCGGATTAGTTGGGTCGGTTGCATCGGGGGTTGTGTATCTTACGCCAAAGCCATCGAATTTCTCCGGGGTAGCCACGGAGCTTCCGTGTATGATGTGATTGCATACTCCCTGCCCGAAACCTTCGATGTGCCTGTCCAGAATCGTAAGACGTTTGGTTACTTTTTTGGGCTGTATTCTCAAGGTATCTTTCGGAATCACACTGCGGTCCTTGAACATACTAATGACTTCGCTGAATGCAGCCCATTGAACTACCGAAGCGTCCCAGCCGTCGCCAACCTTGATAATCTGAGGGGTAGGAATAGAGGTCTCTCTTACTCCTGAGAAGGAAAGAATCTCGTTTGACGGCACGAAGGGCATGTCCTCCATCATAGGTTTCTTTTCGGTAAGGACTTTACCGAAACGAATAATTTGCCCGTTCTTCGAGAGCTTAGACAGAGCCGATAAGTGGTATCGGGTGTCAAATCCTAACTGTGCCATAGTGGTTTCTCCTAACTAAAGTAATATTTTCAGGTTTAGTTTCGGAGAGAAATCCACTACGGTGTGGGGTCTCCTGAACGCTTTTACGCCTGTCTTTGGCGACCGCTCTTTGCGGTAAGCATCAGGGCCGCTTACGCGGGAAATCTGAATTTATTCAACTTCCATACCAGAAGAATTTGGGAAATACTTCTCTTGTAACTCCTTTTCAGACAATTTCTTGTCCTCTTCTGATATAGTATCTTGTTCTTTTTCTTCGGTCATTCAGTCATACCTGGTGACTTCGGGAAATACTTCTTTTGTTTCTGTTCCTCGCTTAGGTCTTCATCTTTAGTATCATCTGTGGGCGGTGTGCCGCCGATGATTTTCCCTTCACCTTCGAGAACTTGAGCTGCGACACCGAGTAGTTCCATCAAAACCGGATTATTAGATATTCCAGCTTTGTAAGTTTTATCATTGAAATCCTGCCAAGCCTCATCATCATCGGTTTTAATATTCCTCCAGTCCGGGTTTACTTTACTCCTCAGTGCCCGCTGGATGAGTTCAAGGTGCTCTTGGCATTCCTTTTTGCCCCATAACTCCTCAAGGGTCTCAACGCAGGCTTTGACTGCCGCTTTGTTATCTTTCTCTTCCTTCTCAAAGGCTTCCTTGTCGGCTTTTGTTAAAGCCTCGCTTCGACTTATCATAGTCTCACTCCATAAGTCAAGAGCTTCCTGGAGAGTAGTTTGGGACAAGTGATGTTTAACCGCCCACGCCCTTAACCCCTTCTCGCCTTCCTCATCGTAAATCATACCTTTAGGAAGTTGGGGTCGGGTAATCTCATAACCATCCTCGGTATCCGGCGCACCGAGCAACTTACCTACCCTGGCGTGGTAATCGGCCACTTGTTCAGACGTGACCTTACCTAACGTCTTTGGCAGCCGAAGAGGGTCGCTTAATGCGGTCTTGGTCTCGATATGCCCCTTGTGAGAATCTTCCTCAGTCTTGAACCTCTTTAATACGGCATTGCCTTTTGTGGACTCGTAATTGTCCGTCCAATGCTCACCGTCACCACCACCCTCGCCAGGGTCTTCTTCATATCTCATAGTGGCTTTCCACAGGACCGAACTAAGCCTCTTATTATAATAAAATTCATCGTGAAACATTGTTTCTCCTTAGACTTTGGTTTTCTCAAGCTCCACATTGTTAAGCATCAAGCGTAGCTCTTTTACCTTCTTCTTTGGTGAAATACTTATGTTCGGGGCGCCAGGGGGTGAGACTAAGCATAAATCAACCCATTTGTCCTCGCCCTTCTTAGTGACCTTACCTTGCAGGATACGGGCTCCTTCTCCGGGGCCGACTCTGACCTTGATAGTGCCGTCCTTGAGCTTATTGGCCTCTATTGCAATTTCGTATGGCTTTTCGTTCTCTGCCCTGACCTCGGCCTCAATCCTGGCCCTCATATCAGCCTCTGTTTCCTTCGAGGGTGGTAAATCGGGTTTTGTCTCGTCCGTTTCGGGCTTTGTTTGTTTGGGCTTGCTCGCCTTTTTCTTTGTGTCCGTAATCTTTGCCTTAATTTTCTTTCTTGCCATTAGTTATTCTCCTGTTCAAATAGATTTATTACTTTGCTTTCACCGGCTTTAATTGTGCCCAGATTGTATATTTGACTTTTCCACGAATATGTCCCATCATCCCACGCAATCACACACCCTCTTGGATCTTCGCTAATATCCCAAACACAATCATCATTTTGAGGGATAATAAAATGACCTATGAACACTCCAATCAAAAACACCACCAAAATAATTATATATTTCTTTGACATCAGTTAATCTCCAAATTATCAGGTATATTTAGTTTTTTTACGAAGTGCGGGAACATCATACCTTGCTTGCCAGTTATCGGGTCGGTGAGTTTGAGGTAAAACTGCTTGCCCTCGCTGTAAACAAGGTTCTTGTCTATAAGGAGTTGGTCTTTCTTTGGGCCTACCAGGAACCGCTTCCTCTCTAAGTAACCAACCTTAGGGGCAAACCGCTTGGCTATCTCCATAAACAGCTTAGCGCTACAATGGGTTGAATTAACAATAAATCCTTTGCTCCGCATGATTTCAATCGCACTTACAATCCTGTCCATAATGTCCGCAGAACGGGTCGGTTTGGCATTTATCAACGTGATGTTATCATTCTGCATTTTCATTCTTTTGCTACTTCTGCCTTTCCAATAAGAATTATGTCAGCCACCACCTTCTCAATCAAGTCCACCATACCTTCGCCGACCATCAGTTGAATGTCAAACATAATATCGTTATGGACGGCAACCTGCTCTTGAGTTTCAAGCGGCTTCAATACTTGGTATAGCTTGTACTCTAATAATTCACTGGCAGTCTCATAGTTAGTTACCAGCTTTTCGCGAACTTTATTGTCAGGGGGCTTTTCTGTCATTAAGTTGGTTATCCTTTTTAAACCAAGGTAAATCTTCGTGTGTTATATTTTCATTCAATTTTTCTATCTGTTCAAGGTCATCAAGAAGCCACTGCCCTGGATTACCAAGCTGTTTATTCGCATGTTCTAATAATAAACAACATTTTTCTGCCATTTACGTTGCTCCTGCTCTATAAAAAACCGTAAACTTTCTTCCATTCCACGCAATACCCATTGGCCCTGTCGTTATCATAGATACGTTCTTTGAATCCACAGCACCGATATTCATAGGGACGTGGGCTATAAAACCTAAAGCAAACTGTTCCAGTTTTGTTAAACGAATTGGCTTTACGCCTGCCAATTTTTGTCGAGCAAGTACATCCGCAGAAATTTTAGCTATATCTTCAATTTTAACTGCTTTCATTTACACTGCATTCCCAATTCTCTCATTCAACCAATCCTCCCACTCTATCTCGTAATCATCCTCTTCATAATATTCGCCATAAACAACTGTTGTTACTTCTGTTACTTCATCCTCCATTTACGTTGCTCCCGTCAATGCTGCTATCGGACTGTTCGGTTCAATATCTTTAGAGGTGCTCTGAACTATCTTTGCAACCTGCTCAGCCTGTTCGAGCTGTCTGGCCTCTTGTTCCTGCTGGGCCAATACCTCAAGGTATTCCTGGTATTCATCTTCAGGGACTATACAGTTCTGCGGGAAGTTCAAGTCTTCGAGAACCTTCTCAACGAGCATAGAAGCCCTTACTTTGTATTTGGTTTCAGGCCATCTTTCAAAGATAGGGTCGGCACCCGCAAGTCCGTTGTGGACTCTTTGTACCCCCAAAAACATCTTCTGCGCCATAGATAGGGGGCCAGTAAACTGAGGGTCAACCTCTCCGCCACTGTACTCGAGTACGACATCCGGGGGCGGCGGTAATCTTCCGGCCCTGCGTTCAATTTCTATCATCCTGTCATCATTCGGCTTCAATAAGCCGCCCTCGAAGCTCTGAACAGCCGGACCTAACTGCCCGGCGTTCTCCCCCATCATCTGAAATATCTGATAGGCAGTCGGCGGCTCCTTATGCTCCCTGCTATACTTATCTATCATCTGGAAAAGCTTAATATGAAAATGCCGCTCTACTTTACTTTCAACCCTATCCGCCATGTCCATGCCAAACGGATACTTCATGTCTTTTCTTATAGGAAACGGGGGCCGATTATAGTCTTCTGCGGTTTGAGCCCAGGTTGTTCCTCCCGGCATAAGTCGAAGCAAGCCTTTTTGGTTGGCCATTGCCATCATTGCCGGCCTTACTTCACCTTCAGCCGCTTCGTATAATGTTTTCCAAAGGGCCTCATTGCCCTTAACATCATATATCGCAAACCAGGCCGGTGTTCGGGCATAAGTCTCGTGGGTGTTCCTGTGATAATGCCAAGACGAGAATGGCTTTGACCAATAACCGTTTTTGATTAGACTTATCCTGCCTTTTCTAACGGGTAGAGGTTTCTTCTTGAGTACGTCTGCAATCTTTTCAATGTAAAACTGCATCCAGGGACGGTTCGGCTTGTACTTCTTGTCATCTTCTTTGAGGTCATTGAATATATCATCATCTTCGGGGTATATGGCCATTATGAATTTGTGCTTTTTATAGTGGTCGCCCTGTTTGAGTTCCAATATGAGACCATCACTCAAGCTATCTTTATCGAACATCTTGGCGGCCTGCTTTGCCGTCATTTCGTATTCCCGGTGATAGGTATCGTCCTCACCAAACCCGTTTTTAGATAGATAGTTCTCCGTGTAGTGTGGGACGGTATAAATCACTCTGCCTGAGCCTACATCCTCATCGGCTATTGTTACTGGAGAGCCTATGGAGAGACCATCTTTAATAAAATGAGGTAATATCTCATAATAGTTTGAGTTGCGGTAAGCCCAATACATCTGCTCCTCGAACTCCTGCAACCATTTATTGACCTCATCTACGCCCTTGAAGAATTGCTCCCTCATGTGGTAGCGTAACCATTCTATCGAAGGACCAACCAAACTACCCTGAAAACCTCTTGCCATTACACCCAAATACCAAGGCCCAGACCCCTCGATAATGTGCGAGCCGAAATTACCTTCCTCGTCTTTAGTCAATGTCAAATCAGGGCGAAAACGCTCGACAATAACTTTCCTTGCCGGGTCGAAAGGCTGGCGCTGCTTTACTAACTGCTCGTGACGGTCTATAATCCTGTCAAATAGGTTTTTTTGGCTGTATTCTGTCATCTCGACATTACCGTTGAATGTTTCCTTTTTACCGCACTATTTGCTTGCTTTATGGCACTTCCTTCACTATCGCCGGAAGCTAAGGCACTATTGGCCACGTGTGCCCACTGCCTTTTCTTGGCTGGCGTGTCGGCCTTCTTTGTAAATCTCATAGCATCATTCGCTGTCCAGGGCATCAGTTATCCTCTTCTGGTTCGTTTGGCTCTGGGGATTCTTTTCTATATACTTTCTCGCCGTATTTTGGCCAAGTTGAGAAATAATCTAACTTGTTTGGTTCGTTTGGCTCAGCAACTTTCCAACCAGCGTCAAAGGTTTCATTTGACGAATCTTCCAAAACAACCCGTGGCGAAACACTAACTACTACAAAAAGGATAATTAGTAATACCCAAGTAAAAATGAACATTGTAACAATATGCTCATACATTTTTTGCCGTTCAGGGTCTTTTAGTAATGGTATCATTCTCTATTCTCCCGTGGCTTGGGTGAGTTACAAAAGGTAAATCCCATTTCAATCATACCTTCTTCGGCTTTCTGAACACAATTACATACTGCCCGTCTTCTTGCAATATTCGGGTCTTTTGTCTCTGGTAAACCACATCTTGGGCATTTATCCATACTTCGTCCTATCCTACTCACCCGAAATTCAAAGGGTTAAAACCACCATAGGGGTTGCTCTCAGTATCTATATTAGCCGGTATCGGGTTTGGATAGCCGATACGCTGGCCATCTATCATCAACTGCCATCTATAAGCCCTTGCCAAGTGTCTCAAAGCGTCTGCTACGTGCCTTGTCCAGTCCTTCACTGGCTCATTGTGATAGGCGGGCTTATCGTCTGTACTCAAGGCTTCATTCTTTTTCAGTCTATATGTCTTGACGGCGGTCACGAAATCCTTGCAATTTCGGCGGTTAATCCTGAGCTTAGGGAATATCGCCCGTACATCCTGAATGCCATCATTGAATGAATGTTTAGTGACGATGCTCATACCATAGCCGAGTTGGGCAAACTCATCCACTAAGGTTTTGCCCGTGGCAAGGCTCTTGCGGTTACTGCCTATCTCCGGGTCTAAGTCCGGTCCCGCCCAATGCCCCTGCCTCTTTGAATATATGTAAGGCTTCGAGTCCATCACTTTACAATAAACGGGCACACCTAAGCCTGAATTGTCATAATAGAAGTCGATTACCCTGATAGTGTCCTGAATGAACTGAACGTAAAGTATGGCCGTGTAAATATCGCCGTAATCGGCAAAGGTGTAAACCTGGGCGGTTTCCTCCCAAGGATAATCCCCAATATGTTTATCGCTTTCCAACTCAGCCATCTTGCTGCCGAAAAATGTTCCCTCCAGCCATTCAGGGAATTGGCCTAAACACTTAATCTTGAAGGTGTTACTATGCTCACCATGCTCCTTCTTCATTCGGTTGTAATAATCTCGGCCAGCTACATTAGGGATAACCTCTCGATTCTGCTTATAATTAGGTGTATCCGTTACCGCAATATTGATTACATTCCAGCCTGAACCTGGCTGACATACCTTATAAAATATTCCTGTCGGGTCGGTAGGATTACCAATGGCAAGCACTTTGCACCGCTCATTGATAATCAAGCCTTCAAGCATAGCTTTCCATATCGCTCGTAAGATTCCACCTGCTTCGTCAAGAACACATAAAACCCACTTATTATGCCATCCGACTATTTTTGTGGCGTGCTCGGTTGCAGTGTCCGGGCTGGTACTAAAACCAAGGGCAAAATTCTTTTCCCATAATGCTCGTTGCTCGGGGTTTAATATTTCAAGCACTTCCTTTGAAGGCTTGCAGTCCCACATCAAAGATGTCATTCTGCCGCCTAAATTAATCTTAGCTCCTGCATGAGCTGCATGAATCTCTTTCCATAACTGGTTTTTGACGAGATTATCGCTGGGGGCTGTCGTGATGACTGTGGATGGATTAAAACAAGATTTGAACCACGTTACTATCCTGCCTGCACCGTAAGTCTTAGAAACGTCGTGGCACGCTGGGACTGCCGTGAATTGATTATCACGGACCGAATTGGCTATTTCTTCCATTTTCGGCCAGAAATGCTCAGGCTTTACGTCTAAGCAAGTGGTGATAAATCCCTTTGGATCTTGCTGGTATCTATCCCACTGTTCCGCTAATAGCTTTTGTTCGGTTGTCGCTGTTACCAAGATTAACCCCAACAATAGCCAAAATATCAAATATTGTTTGCCCTTTTTGTTCATTATCTTTCTGGTATATCCCTAAATGCTTGCCCAACTGCTCTAACGCATTGAGCTTGCTGCACAGCTTGAATTGAGTGGTTGTGTACTCTCTACTGTCATCTTTGTTCTTTGTAGTGCTTATCTTTATAGACTCGATAGCAGCTAATACGCTACGCTCAATATCATCAAAGCTTTTCAAGTGCGTTTCGCCATCCTCGTCAACTGTCAGGTAATCCTCAATGTTGCTAAATCCTATTTTCGCAAGCTCTAATACTACATCGTCGGCTTTTATTAGTGTACGCTCAGACCTCTCGGACTTCAAGCGGGCTATTTCATTTTGAATACCAACTTTTACCAACTTTTTAGGTCCAGTTTGGTTTACTGTTCTTGCACAGTATCCCGCCCTAAGCGCTGCCTGTGTAGCATTAAGATCGATGATATATTCTTCACAAAACCTCTGCTGTCTGGGATTTAACTTTCCTTTTGTTGTTTTCTTTTTGCCCATTACTTTTAGGTACTCGCTAATGTTTTAGGTTCTATTCTCCTTTGGCTCTCAATACTGCTCTTACCGTTACTCTATCAAATTCCTTTGTTTCTTCATCCAGCAAAGAATAATCTCCCCCTGTCCAGTATTCTAAACCGTGCTTCTTTTTGTATTGCTCACAATATGCCTTGTGAACAACTTCAGCTAATCTCTCAATCTCAACATTACTCATACAGAGTATTATTTATCTTCCTGTGGCTTGGGTGAGTTATAAATCCATTGCCTTGCAATTTCGCAAAGCGCAACAAATACAGCATCTTTATCTCTTTCTAACTGCCCAAGGTCAGCATAAGGAACAAGGTCAGGATGAATTTTATTCTCCTTGCTATATTTTGTCCCATATACCCATCCCATTGAAAAATATGATTGCATCCAACTACCGTGTAATTCTTCTGGCGAATGAGAACGTTGCTCTCCACATTGTCGCTCAATAACTTTTAGAAATTGCTTTTTGAACGGCTCTTCACGCTCATCCCATACAACAGGAATAATTGGAGCGCCTGCGGCTTTAGCAGCAATCCGTGCTGAATTATATACAAATTCTGCTCTTTGTTCTGTTATACTCATTCTTCATCCCTTAATTACAATAACACTCACCGTATGGTGCGTAATGGTCGATTATCTTCCAGAATAACCATAACATTTAATCAGCGGTTCCCTTTATATTCTCAAGTAAACAATTAAGCTGTTCACAAGCCTGTACCACAGTTATCGGCGTTGTCATAGTTTCGTTTTCATAATCGTCTGCGCTTTGCACGACTTGCTTACACGCCTTGACTATTAGTTTAGTGTTTCCGCACATTTCAGGATATTCTATCGTTGCGAGAGGCTGGCTGGCGACTTCACTTGAATTGACCCGCGTTTCCGGCTTAATAACAAGGGTGTTTTTTCCTTTAACCTCTGGCGGCGCGCTGGTGAGCCTACAACTCAAAGCCTCAAGTTTCGGATCACTTATCATTTAACTTCTCAATTTCTTCATTCATTGCTGTAATAGTCATTTCGTATTGCAAACAATCGTTTTCTTTGAACTGGCCTATATTTACGCAGTTCTTGCTATATTTGCACGTTTTGCAGTCTTTGTTCATTCTCTTCTCTTATTTCCTGCTTTATGCTGTCCATGTGAGCTTTGTAATTACTCTACAATATAGCCTCTTTTTGTTCGTAGCTCTTGACCTGTTCTATCGTATCCATCCCATTCTTCCCACCATTGCCCATCTTCTGTTTGCCAGAATTCTTCACCGGTTTGTTCGCCTAATTCGGTTCTCACTATTCTTCTTTGTCGTGGACAATTACCAACCATATCTTTACATCCAGGCTATGTTATATCGCTTTTGAATAATCGAGACTTCTGAATCGTTCCATCAGATTACCGTGAATTTGGGTTATTCTCGTTTGATGCAAGCCACAAGCTTTAGCAGTTTCTCTCTTAGTTAATCCTTCAATATACATCAAATTTATAATCAATTTTTCTCTCTTGGATAGCCCCTTCATAAGGTGATTAAATAAATCCCTTTGCTCCGTACCATTATCGTCAAATTTCGCTGAAATTGTTTCACTAAAAAGAGTGTCTGTATCCAATACGCCGTTCAAAACAGAGAAGTTCTTGAATTTCGGATAACTATTACCTCTTTTCTCCCTAAACTTTCTATTCCTTTCTTTTGATGTTAAACGCATATAATCAATCATATCGTATTTTATTCGAGCTGATGCGTACTTAATCTTGGATTGAGGCAAGAACCTCACATTGCCATAACACCACGCAGAATTTATCAGCTCCCAATAATCAAAATATTTGTTGCAAAAGTGCTTTGCCCATTTATGAAAAGTTGGCTCAATCTGCTCAAATGTTAATGTATTACTTTTTATCATTTTTTATATATATACCGGACACACAAACGGGATAAAACCAGTTATATTAGCTATTTATCAGGTGGCAAACAAAATATTGACTTTCCCCTGCAATAATAACCACAATGTGGACAGAGCTTCTTTTGCTCTTTTAGCCACCATTTTATAAACGCTTTTATTCTTTTCATATAACTTTTATCTCTTATTTACCGTTTATCTAACCTCTCTTTTCCAACACCTTCTTTCGGGCATTTATTGTAACCCACCAAGGGAAGGCAAAGCTTTGTTTATCATAACCTTTATATATTCTGACTACCTGAACCGTCAAAGTAAAAAATATGCCTTTTACGAGGTGAAACTACGCGGCCGCCGTAGCTTGTGTTGGGCCTCTTTGTCACGAGTTGGGTGGTCATAGACTTTTTCTCTCTTGTGTTCATATTCTATAAAAAAACAGAC